GCGGCAAGTTTATCTGCAACGCTATACCGCATACCGTTACCGCGTACACCTTCAATAGCGGTTGCCTTGCCTGCGGCGGCTACATCAGTAATTGCTTTCCAATGTACGCTCGTACCCGTCTTAGAGTTTTTACGCGGGATAATGTTACGGAGGGGAGAAGCAAACGGAACAAGCTGTTTTGCAGGTGCTTCAAGGTTATACCCCATCAAGCCCGCGCCCGTATCAATAGCCTTTTCAAGTTTAGTGGAATCCTTTACACCTTCAACGGTTTTCGTCAGAGATTCCTGCGTAGTTTCCATCATTGACATTTTTTGTCACTCCTTTATTAACCAAATACTTTCTTCATTTCCAACTGTGCCAATTCTTTGCTATATGCTTCTTTCAGCATAGCAGAATCAGTTTCAGAAATCATTTTCTTCAACACATCAGCCCTGCTATTATCGGCAGGAACATTACCAACATTACCGCCAATAGTTTTATCCAGAGCCATTGTACCTGTAGCGACCATTGCGCCGCCCGCAATAGGTTCATTTTCCAACTTCTCAACCTGCTTTTTCAATGCGTCATTGTCGGTTTTAAGAGCGTCATAGCCCTTCTGCAAATCCTCAACAACTTTCATTGCTTTTGCAAGTTCCTCTGCGGAAACAAACTTCTGCATAGGTTCTTTGGTTTCTACAGTTTTATTTAAATCGGTGTCGGTGGTAGCTTTTTCAGCCTTTTCACCTTCAACCGCTTTAGCGCATTTTTCACACGCACAATTCAGACCCTTTTCAATCATTTTGTGGAAAAGTTTAGAGCAGGATTCCTTGCCTTTATCGTCAAGTTCCCCGTCAAGTGCTTTCATGCAAGCCGCAAAAGAATCAACTTTTTCTGCCTTATCTGCTTTTTCGACTTCTTCACCCTTATCATCAGAAGGTTTTTCTTCTTCCTTCTTTTCTTCTTTGGGTTCGTCAGCCTTAGTTACTTCTTCGGCGGGTTCTGCCTTTTCCGTTTCTACGGTTTTTTCTACCGTTTCTTCCGTTTTGGTTTCTTCTTTAACTTCTGGTTCAGTTTTCATTTCTTCACCTTCTGCCTTTGCCAAATCATCATTTTCAGCGGCTTTTTCTGCCGTTTTTTCAGTAACGGATTTCCATTCCATTACCACTTTTTCGGCTTCACCTAACGTAACCTCACCACTTTCATCAAGGGTATACGGAATACGGTAATAATCAGCCGAATCTTCCATACGAATAATCGCGCAATCTGCGTAGACTTCTTCTACCCAGAAATATTCATAACTACCGCGTTTCTTTTCAAAAATAGCGGTACGCACTTTGGAACAAATATCACTAAACGAAAAAGCCTTTTTCAAATCACCATCAGACAAGGCTTTCAAAAATTCATTTTTGTCCATTTTTTTCTTCCCTCCTAACGTAAGATTTTCGGTTGTACCGTCAGCCTTAACATACATTATTGTAGCTGTGCCGACACAAGGATTATCAACAATGCTAATCTCACTAGGAATAGCCGTATAGTGAAGAATACCATCATCATCTGTCCATTGTTTACCATAGCTACCGCCTACGGAAAAGCCCGTGTACATACCATCTTTAATCTGTGAAAAGAGGTTATCATCATTGACTTTTACGCAAATATCAATAGCCTTATCATTGTCGTTAAAAACAAGAGGTTCTGCCACTTTGCCGCCAACACGTTTACTGTCATGCTGTATTCTCACATTACCGTAAGATTTCCCGTTTGTTCTGGTGGCAAAATCATTACTCCACTTTTCAAACATTGGTTTAGAACTTTCATAGTCCATAATTTCATTCGCTTTATCAAGAACTTCTTGCGTTGCGCGTCCATAGACTAACTTTTGTTCTTCATCAATCTTAAAAAGAGGAATATTCATATTAAAGCCCATAATTTCACCACCTTTCTTTATTCTTCATCAATGCCGCCCCATGCTTCAATAAATTCCTTCCCTACAAGATGGAATTGTCGAATACAATTAGGGTGTTCCAACGGGTTTTCTTTAGCGTGTTGCAAACTCCAAACAGAGCCGTTGGCTTCTGCACACGCTTCGTCAAACTTTACGCCATCTGTTACAAAGACAGCTTCTACCTCTTTGGTTTTTTCAGCCAGATTAATCACAACTTCATTTTGTAAAGCGTGAAATTCAGTATTTGCAATTACCTTTGACCTGTTTTTAGATAAAGCATAATTACTTTCTAAGCCCTTTTTGATTTCATCAATCGTTTGGGCTTGCATAAACATATCGCCTAGTTTTTCTTCTGTAACACGGTTCAATTCCTTGTTTAAGAAATCCATGCGCTTGCTTATGTATTCTTCCGTGATAATTTTTCGCTGTGCTTTAGTGACTTTACCACCGATTTTACGAATTTCGCTTACGGCTTGTTCCATTGCAACATTCGCATAGTTGGCAAGAACACCGCCCATCACATCATCAATTTTCTTGCGATAATCCATTTCACCTAAGAGAATAAGCAAAAGTAAGTATTTTTTCGCACTTCCTTGCGTATTCAAATCTTCTTCGTCAAGATTATCAAGATTATCAATGATTTCTTGCGCTATATCGTCAAATACAGCCTGTATTTCTTCTTCGCATTGCTTCTTTGCTTCTTCTACTTGCAATTCCCACAACGCCGAATCAAAAATATCGTCAACATCAGCGATATTATCAACTTTTTCAAGTTTTTCATAGATGGAATCCCTAATTTCAATAGGTATTACTTCTGTTTCAAACTTTCGCTTGCCGCGACTCTTTTTTTTTAGACGATTCAGAACGTACTTACGAAAGTCCCTCATTTCGTCCTGTAGGGCTTTCTGTGCGTCTTTTTTATCCTCTGCGGGGTTTTCGTCCTTTTTAGGGTCACTAGCCCCTTCTGCGTCATTCTGGGGCGTTTCAGAGCGTCTTGCTTCACGGATTTTATTTTCTAAATCGGATTGATTACCCGCTTGGACATTTCCGTATTGCAATGCTTCAATCTGTGCTTGCGTTTTAGCCTTAATATATTCTTCTGTAAGAAGAACTACATCATTGCCCAATTTCAACATAGGTGGCGTACCATCTTCCATGCCTGTAATTGGTGGCATACCGCGCTGACTACGGACTTCATCAATGGTAAGAATACCACTTTGCACAAATTCCACATCACGCTTAATGGACATTGCCGCGTCCTCACGTTTTTCACCGATATAGGAGAATTTCAAATGAGGATAGCCCAAATCATTCTGAATAATGTCTGTGAACCATTCGTCAAGGAAATTTTCAAGTGGAGCAAGACCTAATTCAGTCTGTTGCTCGTCTTGAAGCTGACCTGTGCTTCGATTCATCATCATTATGAATTGTTGCGGATTCACACCGAAAGCGATAGCAACAATTCGTGCAATCCATTCATCATATTGCACATCAAATTTGTGTTCTTTTGTTGCTGTATATTTGCCTTTTGGGAGGAATTTCAGTTTCATGCGTTCTTTTAAACGCCCCGCCATAATGTCATTATAGAGGGTTGCAAACTGTTCAATCTGGTCTGGGGTCATATCCTCTTTATCAAAAGTGAATATCCCGCCATCTGGGGTAGTTCCGTCCGTATAATAAGCAAGATTTACAGTATCACGCCGTAAGGCAATATTAATCTTCATCAAAATATTTTCAATCGGTGAAGTGCCATAACGTGAAAAAGAACGCGGGTATCTAGGACGATAAGAAATTTCCTCCGTAGTAAAACCCAAAGTCTTTGTTTCAGCATTTTCAGAAGAACCATACGGATAGCCATATACAATCTGCTGATACGCCGCGTAAGGTGGTAACGGGGTACGTCCGTAACAATCAATTAACGGCTTAATTGTTGAACCGTCAACATATTCTAGCGAATACAGTTTACCTCCCCGCGTCCTGCGTTTAAACATACACGCCGCGTCAATAGATAACGTATCGTAAAGAATCGGCTTCAACCAATCGTTAAACAAGTGCACTTTATCAGGGCGTGCAAAGAACTTCTTTACCGCCTTAATATCGTTCTCATAGTGTTCACGGTCATTCTTATCTGCAACAACAATATCCCATTCATCCCCGCATACTTGGTCTATCATCATTTTAATGCAAAGTGCGGTAATATCATGGTTGGCGGCAACATCACGCAAAACTTTAAAAGGCAATAACGCTCCTTCTCTTTCCGTTCTGGGCGTGATAACAAGGTTACTACCAACTTGAAACTGATATTGCCACGGATTTACACCTTGATTCTGCGGCGGTAGCGGATTAGAAGGGCTGTATTGTCCACCGTCATTATAAACGGTATTGTTACCGCTAACATTAGCATTTTGTATGGCGGTTAATGTTTTCGCTTTATCAGCTAATGAAATAGTATTGGCAATAGCATATTTTAGCATACTGTCAACAAATCCCATTATTTTTCCTCCTTTCCGCTTGTTATTCCAAAGCAAAAGACGCACCACATAAGCAATGCGTCTTTTGATATATCCCAATTTCCTATGCTACTAATATATCACATAACATTACGACTTTTGTGTTACCTAAAACATTTTTTTACACAGAAAAGCACCCGTAATAAATCGCCAAACGGACGGTCTTATCTACGATTTTTGATTGCCATATCTTCAATGTTTCCTCACTAATGGAGATATATGTCCCGAATCTTTCATAGTACCAATCATTATAATGGGCTTGCGTATAGGCTTTCCATGAAGGTCTACCGCCTGTAGGGAAAACCTCTTTTTCAGCTTTACGGCGAATAGTTAAAAATGCCATTTGTTTCTCATTGAGGGTGCTTTCCATCTGCTCAATAGCCATAATCCAATTCTTTTTTGCTTCAATATCAGCTAATTTCATAGCTTTCTGCTGTGTTGGATTGCCTATGCCTGTACCATGCGGCATACCGTCAATGTTCTGCGCTCCCAGATATGACATATTGTTAATCGCGTTTGCATATTCTTGCCGTAAATCGTCAAGGTGTAAGATTTCATAAAGGGTTTTTCTGTTTTGACTTCGCACATCAGTTATCTTTATCATTGTTAAAATCCTTTTTCCACACCGAATAAACTTTCATAACAACCAAAGAACCGATAATCCACCATGCCACAATAGATTCACGGATAACCGCAAAATATAGCAATGCAGAAATGCTCCAAAACACAATTTGCTTTGCAATCATATTTATAAATTCTTCTTTCTCTAAGTCCTTATCATTCATCTTCAACTACCTCCGCAACTTCTAAGAAAAATTCGTTAAATTCTTTTTTAGAAAATGGGAAACAATATTTATGCCCTTCATATTCTACCCAATACTTTTCATTAACTTCATCATAAACATATTCGTATATTTCATTGCAATCAAATTTTGCTACGTTGGTGTAATCAAGCAAAGAATGTATTGCGGTCACTTTTATATTTTTCTTTGGTTGACATTTATAAATTTCCTGTATTGTTGTTGCCCATACACTTTTTTTCATCTTCTTACCCCCTGTATTTTCTTCATAACTTGTTTTCCCACGACATATCCCTATTTGCCTTACAGCCTTGCATTTTCTTCATAAACTCTAAATAAGAATTGATAGAGCCGTCACCTGTTATCATTTTTCCCCACTCTACAAGGGCTTCTACACCATCATCATGCTTATTTTTCCCGTCCTTAGAAAATCCCATAACCGCCTTGTAAAATTCTGGATATTTCTTATCCCATTTTTCTGGGAAATATACATGATTTTGGATAAATGTTGCTCCCGTAAGAATACGCGCCATCTTATTTTCTGATTGATGAAACCACTCAATATTTACCTGTTTAGTGTGGTAATTCTCCCATATCAGCCGTTCCACATTTCTCGCAAAACCTTTACCGCCGTTATTCGACTCTATCTTTGCGCTGTTCACCTTGTTTCTAACAAGAAGGTCTGCCGTTGCAGGTTCGGTAATCTGCATTTTTTCCTGTGTATAGTAAATGTCGGTGATAAACCCTTCACCATCCTTTATAACGCCCACAACGCACGCTAGATAGTCTGAACCTTCATCAGCCGTATCACAATATGCAATGCACTTTTCCGTACCCTCTGGGAGCGTTTCATACGTTTTAAGGTCAGAGAACAACCTACCTTCCACATCAAGCGGCTTCTGATAGTAGTTCGCTTCAAAAATGTTCGTGTCCATGCCCTCTCTAAGCCGTTCAAATTCGTCCCTTGGCAGGATT